AAATTAAAAATTATTCAAGCAACTCACACAGCGGAGCTTGCAGTAAACTTTGGTCGTAAAGCAAAACATTTAATTGACTCAGAAGAGTATCAACAAATTTTTAAAACAAGACTCCAGGAAGATAGTAAAGCTGCAGGACGTTGGAATACATCCGATGGCGGCGAATACTTTGCTGTTGGTGTCCAAGGTGCGGTAACCGGTAGAGGTGCTGATCTACTAATTATCGATGATCCACATTCAGAGCAAGATGTAAACTCACCTTCTGCATTTGATAATGCATATGAGTGGTATACTTCAGGACCCAGGCAACGTCTTCAACCAGGCGGTCGTATTGTTCTAGTTATGACTAGATGGTCTACAAAAGATTTAACACAAAGATTGTTAAACGCACAAAGCAACGAGAACGCGGATCAATGGGAAGTCGTAGAGTTTCCAGCAATCCTTCCAAGTGGAGATCCAGTCTGGCCTGAATATTGGAAGATCGAGGACCTTGAATCTGTTAAAGCTTCTGCTGGTGTTGCAAAGTGGAACGCGCAATATATGCAGAACCCAACTTCAGAGGAAGGAGCTCTCATTAAACGTGAGTGGTGGAAAAATTGGGAGTCTAAACATATGCCTCACATAGAACATACTATTCAATCTTACGATACAGCTTATCTTAAAAAAGAAACTGCAGATTATAGTGCCATTACTACTTGGGGAGTTTTTCGTCCTAATGAAGACTCTCCTCGTCAATTAATATTATTAGATTCTTACAAAGAACGTTTAGAGTTTCCGGAACTTCGTCGTGTTGCATTAGAACAATATAAATATTGGAATCCAGAAACAGTTATTATTGAAGCAAAAGCATCAGGACTACCTTTGATGTATGAACTTAGACAGATGGGAATTCCTGCAATGAATTTTACACCGAGTAAAGGTCAAGATAAAGTTGCAAGAGTAAATGCAGTCTCTCCACTTTTTGAAGCCGGACAAATTTGGGCGCCTCTTGATCAAGAGTTTGCGCAAGAGCTTGTTGAAGAATGTGCAGCGTTTCCTTATGGTGATCATGACGATTTAGTTGACAGTACAACACAGGCTCTGTTAAGATATAGACAAGGCGGATTTATAGATCACCCTGAAGATTATCGAGAAGAAGATCAACCCAAAAGAAAAAAGAAATTTTACTGGTAATGACGTTCGTATTTAAACACCCTAGTAAGTATGTAAAAAATCCTACTCTTGTTAAAAACATGAAACATGTAAAACGAGATCAGATTCCACCATTAAGTGGCCCTAATCCACAAGGCTTGATTAATGAATCAAAAGCATATAAACAAGATAAATTGGAGAAAATAAATGGCAGATATAGACAAAGCATTAACCGAAATAAAAAAATCGGTTGAAATAGCAGGGCCCGAAGAACAAGTCGAGGTTCAAGAAGAGATTAACGAATCAGTACCTAATGCTGGTGAAACAGAGATTACTCCCACTGAAGATGGCGGCGTAGAAATTAATTTTGAACCTGGAGCACTTAACCAAGCACAAAGTGAAAACCACTTTGATAATTTAGCCGAGTTACTACCAGAGGAAATATTAGGTCCTCTAGGTTCAGAATTAAATCAAAACTACATGGACTACAAAGAATCTCGTAAAGAATGGGAACACACTTACGTTACAGGTTTAGATCTTTTAGGATTTAAATACGAAGATAAAACAGAACCTTTCAATGGAGCTGCAGGTGCAACTCACCCAGTTCTAGCTGAAGCAGTCACACAATTTCAAGCGTTAGCTTACAAAGAATTATTACCTGCTGATGGACCTATTAGAACTCAAATTATGGGCGCACCTACTCCTGAAAAAGAAATGCAATCAACTAGAGTAAAAGATTTTATGAATTATCAATTAATGGATCAAATGAAAGAGTATGAACCTGAGTTTGATCAATTATTATTTTACCTCCCTCTTGCTGGATCTGCCTTTAAGAAAGTTTACTATGACGATCTTTTAGGCAGGGCAGTTTCTAAATTTGTACCTGCAGAAGATTTGGTTGTACCATACTCTGCAACATCTTTAGAAGATGCAACAGCCGTGATCCATGTGATCAAAACCAAAGAGAATGATTTAAGAAAACAACAAGTGAATGGTTTTTACAGAGACGTGGACCTTGGAGCTCCTGCAGATGTTGAATCTGATTTAGAGAGAAAAGAAAGAGAGCTTGAAGGTATACAAAAAACTAAAGATGAAGACGTTTACAATATTTTAGAATTTCATGTCGATTTAGATTTAGAAGGGTTCGAGGACCGAGGACAAGATGGTCAACCTACTGGAATTAAATTACCTTACATTGTAACTATCGAAGAAGGTTCACGTGAAGTATTATCTATTAGAAGAAACTACGAAATTAATGACCCTAAGAAAAAGAAAATTTCTTACTTTGTACATTTTAAATTTTTACCTGGTTTAGGTTTTTATGGTTTTGGTTTAATTCACATGATTGGTGGATTATCAAGAACAGCAACAGCTGCCTTAAGATCTTTACTAGATGCTGGTACCCTCTCCAATTTGCCAGCAGGATTTAAGATGCGCGGCATCAGAATTAGAGATGACGCGCAATCTATTACTCCAGGTGAATTTAGAGATGTGGATGCTCCAGGCGGAAATATTAAAGATGCATTTATGGCATTGCCGTTTAAAGAGCCTTCACAAACTTTGTTACAGCTTATGGGTGTCGTTGTATCAGCTGGACAGCGTTTCGCGTCCATAGCTGACCTTCAAGTAGGTGACGGGAATCAACAAGCAGCAGTGGGAACGACAGTAGCTTTGTTGGAACGAGGAAGCAGAACTATGTCTGCGATTCACAAAAGAATTTATGTGAGTCTTAAACAAGAGTTTAAAATGCTTGCTCGAGTATTTAAAACATATTTACCGCAAGAGTATCCTTACGATGTGGTAGGTGGACAACGAACTATTAAGCAACAAGATTTTGATGACAGAGTAGATATTTTACCTGTTGCAGATCCAAACATATTTTCTCAAACACAAAGAATATCAATTGCTCAAGCTGAATTACAATTAGCACAATCAAATCCGCAAATGCACAACTTATACAATGCGTATCGTGCAATGTATGAAGCTTTAGGTGTAAAAAATATTGATATGATTTTAAAACCAGTCCCAAAACCAATGCCAATGGATCCATCTATTGAAGCAATACAAGCTTTAGCTGGTCAACCGTTCCAAGCGTTTAAAGGACAAGACCATAGAGCTCACATTACTGCTCATTTAAACTTTATGTCGTCTTCAATGGCTAGAGGAAATCCAATGGTAACAGCTGCAATGCAAAAAAACATTTTTGAACACATAAGTTTGATGGCATTAGAGCAAGTTGAAGTAGAATTTAAAGACCAAATTTTAATGATGCAACAAATGCAGCAACAAATTCAAGCAAATCCTGCTTTAGCGCAAGATCCACAGATGCAACAACAGATGATGACGTTAAATATGCAAATAGAGTCTAGAAAAGCAGTTCTAATTGCAGAAATGTTTGAAGATTTTGCTAAAGAAGAGGCTGAATTAATGGGTGAATACGGAAATGACCCTATTGCTAAGTTAAAAGCAAGAGAATTAGACATTAGAGCACAAGATGATTTCGTAAAAGCACAACAATCTCAAGAAAAATTAAATCTTGACCGAATGAAAGCGTTTATGAACCAACAAAACAAGGATGAAAAGCTTGAACAGAACGAAGAGCTTGCAGAATTACGTGCTGCAACTTCCCTTGCTAAACAAGAAATGGCTAACCGAAGTAAAATTCACGATTTTGGTAGAAATTTTAAAAAAAAATAAATATAATAACTTAAGGAGAAAATTATGGCAGATTTAAAAGATAAACTTTCTTATGGTAGTAAAGGAGATGTTGCTTCAGTTAATGCAACTGGAGGTGTAGAAATTGCAACTCCAGAAGTAAAAACTAAAATAGACCCTAGATCTACAATTTTAACTAACCAAGACGCACCACATAACAAAATTGCTATTGGAGAAGAAGTTGAAGTTAGAGGAACTAAAAGAATGTTAAAGTCTAAAAGTAAAAAAGCAACTTGGTACTAAACTATGTGGTTATCAGCAATTAAATTAGCTGTCTCTGCTGGAAGTAAAATTTATGCTAACAAGCAGAAGGCAAAAGTCGCAATGTCTGATGCACAGCTATTGCACGCTGAACGACAAGCTCGAGGTGAGGAAGCTTACCAGGGTAAGTTATTAGAGGCACGTCAAAACGATTACAAGGACGAGTTCGTTCTCGTAATTTTGTCGGCGCCCATAATTGTGCTTGCTTGGGGAGTCTTCTCGGACGATCCGGGCGCTCTCGATAAAGTAAAAACTTTTTTCGAGCATTTCGCGGCACTCCCGACGTGGTTTTCGACATTGTGGATCCTTGTCGTCGGAAGTATTTTTGGAATAAAGGGTACACAAATTTTTAAAAACGGAGGAAAAAAATAATGGCAAACAGAAGATTTAATAAACAAGTTGCTAATTCTAGAACACCAATGAAAGTTGGCGGAAGAGCAATGAAAATGGGTGGTGGAAAAATGTCTACTGCTAGAAAAGATATGGCTTCAGGATACTACAAAGACGATATGGGTATGAGAGGTGGAGCTATGTATAAAAAAGGCGGCAAGGTTCACAAGAATACTAAACGTATGAATAGACTTGAAGAACTTGGAAGAGTTGATGCTGAAAAAGCAAGAACTAGAAAAGGGAAGAAGAATCTTAAAGCTGAAAAGAAAAGAATAGTTAGAGAACTTAAGAAGGGTT